AGTATCTCGTAACCAGTACCGCCACATAAGAACTTGTGCAGTGTAGGTACGCCATCACCCTCTATATCAATACGCATATAGGCTTCTGTAACGATAATAACACGCATAGATGGGTCGTTAGCTAGACCTTCAGTCGTGTCGATTGATTCACCAAAGCGTAAGATTTTCTCTTCTTCACCGCTTAACGTGTCATCGTCCTGCCCTGATAGGTTATCAATAACGTCCTGATCGTATCCCATAGCGACAAGATCGCCTGCACGTTTCTCTGTGCGATGGCATACAATATAAGCATCATCAATAGACTTAGCTGAACCGTCAATAAAGAACTCTTCTGGAGGGATACCCTCAATGACCATTTCACCTTCTTCAAACTTGTGAGAAATAACCATGCTGTGCGTATTACGCTCAACCTGCATACCACTTTCATCAACTTCAATCTCTACTTCTTGGCTATGCTCTACAACCTCAACACCTTCTTTGTTGACTAGGATCTGTACTTCTTCGTCTGATAGGTTCTCGTAGGTGTAGGTCTTAGCGATAGTTTCTGTATTCCACCATACCTTAGCCAGACCAACCTTCTTAACTAGAGCGTCATGTATAGCGTTACTTAGAACTGTATAGCCATTGCACTTATTAAATACCCAATGAGTGTATGCTGTCGCTTGTTCTGCGTTAGCTACATCTTCAGGGCCTTTAGGTGTGAATTCAACAAACTTATCGTTAGACATAAATACACGCATGAGGCTAGGTTTAGCTCCACGTACTACGTCACGAACCTTAGTCGATACAACCTTAGAGCGTCCATCTTCATGCTCTAGGTCTACAGCACCGTCAAAGTACCGCTGTGCGCGTTCACGCTGTGGTGCAATATCACTATCAACGTAATCAATTGCAGCCTGTATGGACTGCTTGACTGCTCCCTGAATATCTTCCTCTGACATCTTTGACATTACTTGCCCTCGTTAAGTTTTCGACCAGTTACAACACTTGCGGCTGCTGATTGTGACATTAGCACCCTAGTTATAAAGTCTGCGTTTTTGTCAGATAAGCCAATTTGCTTTGTGATTGCATCATCCATAATTTTAAGCGCCCTTACAGCATCTTCGCCACGTTTCTCTGTAAGTGCTTTAATAACGTCAGTATACATGGCTGACTCGCGCATTGCTTCACCTGAAGCGTTTGATCCAGTTAATAACTTAACAGACTCCTTTATAGCTTCAAGGGGCTTACCCTGCTTAATCATCTGCCACGGGCCTTCGTTTAATATGGCCTTAGATGTGGTTTGGATCGCCTGACGCTGCGCTGTAGCACTGTTTTTAGCGACCGCTGCCCTTAGCGTTAAAGCGCGTCTAACCACCTCAAGCTCTTTCTGCATCTTCTCGACACCCTTTGAGCCTATAATAAGTCGCAGCTTTGCTAAATTAGCTCTGGATGATAGATCCGCCAATACCTTCATGGCTTCTTTAATATCTGTATCAGGTGTAGCTATACTGGACTTTACATTAGCTAACGTGTCGTCAATATGGTTTCGCACACCTAATTTAGCAGCCTGCTTTTCAGCATCAGAAGCGCCCACCATCTGCCGAGCAACTTGCTCGCGTGTTGTTTTAGGGCTTAATAACTTCATGCCAAGGTCAAGAGCCTCGTCTTCTGCTATCTTATCACCACCCACCTTAACGGCAACTTTGTATTGTGGAACCGCATCACCAATAGCCTTTTTAAGCTGTCCAGATAACTTACTGAACCTTATAGCCGAACTTGGCAGCGCACCTGTAATTGGGTCTTTTAGGTCATTAGCCATATTACCCAATGCCCTCTTAATGTAATCAAGCTGCTGCACGTTAGGCAACTCTGATCGTGTAATTGTGCCGTCATCAGCAATATTAATTAGTATTTGATTATTCTTTATCCCATCAGCAAGCATATCAGCATTAGCTTCTTCTATTGCCTGCTGAATGCTTTTAGGTCTTATTCTAGATAACACCTCTTCAATAGCCCTTCCTTCCTCACTAGAGTAGTCAATAATCTCATTATAGGCTTTACCATATTCTTTAGCTCTAGCTGGTGCTGTACGCTCTGCAATCTCTTCAGAAGCTGTTCTAGCGCCTGTAGGTGCTGCCTCAAGAGTTTCGTCCATTGTTTGACCAATAGTAGCGCTAGCAGCCTCTGCTCTGTCGCCTACAACCTTTTGAGTAGCTTGTGTTGCTGTTGGGCCTGAAGCTGCTGCTGCGTCAATTAGTGCGTCTGCGGCTTCACCTGCGTCTGCAAGCATACCGTCCTTACCAGCAGCCCTGATGTTAGCAATAGCTTCATCAATATCACCACCGCTTGAAAATGCTCGCTTAACAATCCTAGCAGCCTCAATAGATATGCCAAATGTCTTTGCGACTAGCTTAGTGTCAGTTTCTAGCACACGCTTAATCACATCACCGAATACTGGCATAGAAGCGCCAAGGATTCCTGCTGGAGCAGCGCCCCACATTGCACCAGTTCTAGCTGACTTAGCCCTGTTTGCATAACTACCCTGACCTTCGCCAAAACCGTATATAGCGCCCTCAGTACCACCAGCAGCAATACCCGTGAATAGTCCACGGATTATCTTCTGTCCCCTAGTAATACCTGCTACAGCCGCTGTTGGCCCCCACTTACTTAGCGAGGCTGCAATACCTACAGGCAGCGATGTAACGACAGCGCCAATAGTTTGTAGTGCAATACTCTCAGCAGGATTCTCAGCGTCCATAGCTCCAGATACGGAACGTACCTTATTACCTAATTCTGGGCTAATAGCTTGTGCGGCTTCGTCAATATACGAACCTAGTCCAAATGTACCTTCAGCACCCTTTAGGAACCTAGCTGCTACAGGTGACTGCCCAATAATTTCTTGATTGCGTTGTGATACTGCTTGATCGGTAGGTTGAACAAAGTCCTCACCACCGCTTTCACGAATAATTCTCTTTACGTCATCTTGATTTGTGGTGCTGTAATCTGGTGAAGAATATCCGACCTTACCACCGCCCATGCGGTAGAACTTACCACCTTCTGCGGTAGTTTTAATGATACTTCCTACAGCCTCGCCAGTAGCAGCATCTTTTGGTGCGCTATCTGCATTGAATCCAACACCACCAGAGTCTGAAACATACACCCCTGCCGAATCCATATCAGCTAAAAACCTAACCTCATCATCACTAAACATAGGTTGACCGTTAGCGTTACTTCCAGAGAAGTCACCATTGTTCCATGCAATAACTTGCTCGTTTGTTAACTCACTAACTGAATTCATTATTACAGCCCTCGGTTTTTCAATTCTTGCTGTGCTGGTGTTAATACCTTAGCGTTAGGGTTGTTGCCGTCTTTGTAGCCGTGGTTCTGGATAAATGTAGAGTACCTCATTCCATTAGTTAAGCTACGGGCCTTACTGTAAAGTGAATTCTTCATCTTGGTTTGAGCAGCAATCTTAGAGTCTATCCACTTAATTAGCTCTGGGCCTTGTAAGTCTTGCGGAAAGCCAGTCTCCATTGCTAGCTTTAACTCACCTTCACTTAACGCACCGAATGTAGCTGTACTAATAACAGCGATACCAAGACGGTTGGATATGGCTCTAAATTCAGAAGTTGCCGCATCAAATGATGGTATCCACTTCTGCATAATACCAGTGCTTGCTCCACCTTCTACAACCATTTTCTTAGCGTTCTCAAGCTCTCTAATTACTGATTGCATAGCCTCCATTTGACCAAATGCCTGCTGACCAACTTCTTGAGCTTTCTGAATATCCTGAAGTTTGATGTTTGCATCATTCTCCATAGTTATCTGGCCCTGCGGAGTTTGTGCAAAAGCGCCCTCAACATCAATTCTTTCAGACTTGCCTGAGTTTGGGTCAGACTTAACAATGTACTGCTGGCCTGTCTTTATATCTGTTTGAATGCCACTAAACTTAGGCATAAATCCAACGCCCATCTTGGCTTTCAAGAAGTCAGTGGTAATAGACTTAGCTAGGTCTGGGTTAGTTCTAGCTATTGCCAAAACCTCTTCAGATACGCCTGCCTGTCTCAGAGCTGCGAAAGTCGAATTACTTTGAGCGGTAGCTGCCTCATTCTTTGCTTTAAGAGCTATAGCGTCACGTTGACGATCAATACCTTTCTGCTGACTGTCGTAGAATCCAGCATCCGCATTCGGTCGCATAGTCATACTGCCAAACATCTGACTAAGCCCTAACCACTTCTCTCGAGCAGCTAAAGGGTCTTCAGATTCACTAACATTAGTTGTGATTGCGTCTAAAATTCCCATCATATACCCCTTAAAATATGCCTAAGCCTTTAGCACTAGCGCCCATTTTCAAATAATCCATTAAGCCCAACTCATTAGACGCTGTTACGCTACCTTGTGCTGGAGCTCCACCAACTGCTGCAAGTAATGCCTGTAAGCTATTAGCTGGTGCGCCAGTGTAGCCAGCGTACTGACCTTTAGCATCGTTAATTAACTGCTGCTGTAGTGCCTGTTGCTGTGCGCCCTGCTGATTCATATTACTTTGGATAGTCTGCCCCATGCCGAAGCCTAGATTAGATATATTGCCTAGCTGATTAGCTGCGTTTAGACGCTGCGTAGAGCCTGATAGACCAGCATTCTGATTAGCAATGCTAGCTTGTCGTGCCATGTCTTGTGCGTTCTGGTAGCCAGTTTGACGTAGTCCTGAAGCTGTACGAGCTGCTTGGTCTGCAAATGCTCGGTTAGTCTCTGATTCTGCAATACCATGTCGTGCGCCACCAAAGGCATTAGCTGCTCCTGCTTGTGCGCCACCTGTATTCTGTGCCATCAAACGGCTACGTTCTAGGTCAGACAACGACTGTTGAACAACTTGGTTTTCGTATGGATTAGTGTACTGCTCTAAGTTAGCTTGGCTAGGTGCGCCAATTGCCATAGGTTTGTAACCCAACTCAGCACCTGTAGCGTTCATAGAGTCTTGTAAGCCCTGAGATGCTGCGGTGTTTACGTTAAATGGTTGTGGCTGAGGGGATGTAGCACCAAAACCTTCAGGAATCATTGACCTATCCAATCCTAGAGATGGTTGGTTTGAATACATTGCTGGTGGTGGCATACTGCCGTCAGGCAGAGGTTGTCCATGACGCATACCGTCACCAACACCGCTAATTCTAGGGTCGGGTGAATTTGGCTGTGGGCCTTTACCTGTAAAATTTCTTGGTACTTGTGCGTTGCCGCCTGCTGGTGCTGCCATGATCTTATTCCTTACTATGTAATTAGTGGATTATCTACCGCTGCCGCCAGAAATTCCGCCATATCCATCTCTAGCAGCTTTACCGCCACCACTATAAGTGCTGCCGCCAGACGGCTTATCCCTGCCTCCACCGCCATAATATACTGATGCCTGAGACGCAAGTGCTGCCTGCTGTTGTGCATAAGCTACCTGTGCCGCTTTCTCATTAGCCATTCGCACTGCTGCTGCTGCTTGTTCGTTTGCGTAATTTTGTGCGTCTGCTTCTGCCTGTAATGCTGCGTCAGATCTTGCTGCGTCTGCATTTGCTCGTTCTTGGGCAAGTCGCTGTGATTGCGCTGCCTGAACTGCCTGCAATGATGCAGCGTATTGATCGCCATTACCGTAGTATCCATTACCACTTACGATATTGGCTGATTCTAATGGCGTTGTTACTGCGTTACCAAGCAAGCCACCAGTGGGGTTTAAACCACCGTCAACAGCCCTAGCTTGAGTTGATATATCGCTTACAATCGCATTAGGAGAGCCGCCTGCCATTGGATTACCAGTTAGACCTTCGTATACCTGACCGATCATTGTTGAATCAAGCAGGTTTCCACCAATACCACGTAATGCGTCACCAGTTGTATATGTGTCTGACGGCAATCCTTCTGCTAATACATAGGCCTCAAACTCTTCATCACTCATATCTTGAGTTTGCATACCTGATTTTGGGCCGCCTGACCAATAGCCAGTACCACCGTCTGCTGCTGGAGTGTAGTCTGGGGCGTTATTAATACTTGCAACAACACCGCCTACATCACCGCCTCTAGCATAATTTGATTGCAATACTTGCGCTGTGGATGGGGTGTAATTACGGCTAGATGGTGCGCCTGTGAATGGGTCAATGAACATATCAGCCATTGCGTTGTATTGTGCTGGAGCCTTGGCAAATAGGTTATCTTTAGCTTGTTCAAACATGGGTGCGCTAGAGTATCCTTGTACACCGCCAGCAAATGTTTGCGACTGTGGCATACCTGCCATAGCGTCAAAGCCTTGAGGGGCTAATCCAAAGGCGCTAGCTGCATTACCAGTAGATTGCATGGATTGCTGTTGCATAGGTGAGAAAGCAGCTACGTCAGCACCGTAGTAAGGCACATAACCTATCTGCGATACATCACGCGCTCGGTTGATGTTCTCAATAGCGGAATTTTCCAACCATGCTGGAATCTGCGTATCACTTGTAGTTGAACCGCCCTTAGACATATCTAAAACCTCTTCTCATATAACGTAAGCTGTGACTTCCAACCATCGTCTTTTAATGCTTTCAACCAACCTTTACGGCCCGTCATCGTTAAACTTTCACAGCCCTGCTCAATGGCCCATTGTACCACTGATTCGTGCATACCGATAATCTCATCCAAATCACCACCGCCAAGAAATACATGAAGCACCTTCTTGCGTGGGAATACTGTAATCTCTGTTACTAGGCATGAGTCCTTAGCAGGCCATAGCTGCATCTTTCCAGCTAATATAGCCTCTACTATGTCCTCATATAAGTGCGTACCGCCACCGTACTCTAAGGCGCTCTCAATCCAACCCTTACAGCGTTCTAGCTCATTCACCCAACAACCCACACTGTAGCGTTCCTAAACACTGGTATTACTACAGCACCACCACCCGTTAAGGTAGCACCGAATGTAGGTGAGCTAGCGTCTGTGACATAAGCTCGTTGACCAACTACGCCTGTAGGCAATGTAGATACCGTAAACCCTGAGTTAAGCGATACACCGACAAAGACACCATCAACAGATACCACTGGGTATTTATCGACCTGATTCCATAGCAGTAATCCATCTTCGGCTGCTGACTCACCAGTAACCTTGTGACGTAACGCGCTACGTGTCTGTGCTAGCCATGTAGATACACGCTGCGACCATTGTTGCCAATTAGCATTAATTAGCCTTGGTGGATGATCTAGTAGGCTCAACGTCTACCCCCAGCCACGACTTCCAATCTATTAATACCAACACGCCAATCGTCAGCATTAACGCCTTCAACGCGCATCCTGACTTGTCGCCCAGTAAAGCGTAAGCTGGTAGGGTTAGCCATGTTATAAGGGCCATATGTTCTTTCCACATCATTGGGATAGAATCGAGTTTTAAACGTAGCGTCCACATCACCTTGGGTCTTCTCATCAGGTATCATCTGGGTGACAGACATAACATTATCACCGTTACCAATAGATATTGGGCCTGACTCTGCAAACGGCTCACCGCCATCATAGTTAAAACCAATCTCATGCTCGTACAATTTCTTGTCAGTAGCAGAAGCAATTATGGGCTGACGGTACACGCCAGCATCAACACCAGACGTTCTAGGCATTACGCCTATAGCCCATGTATTGTCGTTGTAGTTATACACAACGTAGCGGTCATTCTCGTTAGAGCTTCCAGAAGGGTAGAACCACCAAACCTCACCAAAGTTAGCGTTAGGTACAGCGCAAGTCTTACTGATTTGGCTAAGGTTAATATCTGAGAATACATAGTCTGCTACGTCACAGTTAACTTCTGTTACCGCACCACCTGAGTAGGCATAGAATGATCTACTACCCATCCAGATAGCGCCAATATCTACTACAGCGACTGCCTGAGCGGATACAATGCCGCATGATGTGCCTACACGCTCAATGCCATAAACATATGGTGGGCCTGAGTAGGTTGCTACATGAGCATCAATGTCTGTAAGGATTAGTGCTTGGTTCTGTACCCTAACGCCACATTGAATGCGACCTGTAGTTTGTAACTCTAAACTGCCAGCTTCGTTAGTCGCAGCAGCAGTCCACGTTGTATTATCTTCACGGTCTGACCATTGCACTAGGCGTGGATTACTCGCAGCACCAAGAGCCATTAAGAAGCGCTCTTCCGTTACTAGGATAGATCGACAGCCTACAGGAGCATTAGCTACAGGAGCAGCAATCGTACCTGTGTTAAGTTGCCACTCGTAAATCTTACCGTCTGAGGTAGAGCATCCGACCATGTACTGCCCCCATGAATCCATTGACCATGTAGTAGCAGGTGTGATTGTTGTGACTTCTTGTCGGGCTATACCGTATTCTTCTTGACCATAGAATGCGTTACCGTATCCTACAGGCGACAGTGCATCTTCATTGCCAGCAGTTAAGCCAGTAGGTGTAATGTCGTACTGAATACCAGCACCGTTATACACGTATAGCTTATTGTAACTACCAGCCGTAATCCAACGGTTAGAGCTATTATCGATCCAAGAGTGCATGCCACGGATCTGACCAGCACTTGCTGTATCACTACGTGTACGCCAGCCACCTATAGGCCGTAACGTATTATCGAACCATCGTACTAGGTTTGAATCACGCCACCTGCCTGCTGATTGCAAGTCAGTACCATTACGGTATACGCCTGCTGGTAAATCCAATGATATAAGCGACATACCTATCCTCTTAACATAAATGCAGCAGCAGACACTAACGCAGCTATTAATAGCCTAACAAACCACTCGTTAGCACCACTAGCTTTAGTCACTACAGCTAGTTTGATAGAATGTTGATCTATCTCTTCGCTGTGCTTATTCAGACGACTGTCTTGGGTGTTGTTGTGGTTCAATAAACCGTCAATCTTAGTATCTATTGCCACTAGCTTAACCATAGCATCTGCCAGCTTATCTAATTTAGCTTCCAACCTATCAAACCTTAAATCAGCGTCCATACTATTTCCTATTCTGGCAGAAACGCGGCTACTAACCGCGAGTTATTAACTTACATTATGCAGCAGCGGCTGTAATTGCAGATAGATCTTCGGTAGTCCAATAGTCCTTAGCTAACATCAGAGTCAAGTGTTCCTTGTTACGTGCTAGGGTATCAGTCCAATCATCAGATTCCATACCTTCTGGTGCGCCTGCGTTGATTAGTGCTACCGAGTCACCACAAGCTGAGTAGTGTGCTGCGATTTCTTCTGCGGTTACTTCGATTTCTTCTTGTGACATAATATTATCCTTCTAGGATTTCTAAACGAGCGGTTAGCTCTTGGATTGCTTTTACTAATACTGGAATAAGTGCTGCTTCTGCTACTTCTTGTGAACCATCTTCACGGTCATCCCACATCTTAAAGCCATCTTTAATACCTGAATCAGCATCAATTGCAGCCTTAACTTCTTGGGCTATAAAGCCGTGATTGGTTTGGGTATTCTTGAATACTTCGGTTGAACCTTCTTCATAAGCGTTGAATGTAGTAGGTAGCTCACCTTTGGTCTTGTAGTTCCAAGTGCGTGGCTGTAGAGCATTAACAAATGCTAGTCCTGCTGTAGCATCTGTAATGTCCTTCTTGTAGCGTTCATCGGATACAGTTGCCCAAGTTGCTACGCCATGTTGTGCACGTATGTCATCACTGTTTTTACCTATTGTCGTGTAGCCTGCTTCCGCAGCAAGGTTATAACCAATTCCAGAGGAATAAGAACCACTTGCTGAAGTGCCGCGACAATAAGCTCCAATAAATATATTCTGGCCCCCTGTCGTGTTAGCTACAGTATTCTTACCTGCTGAGTAACCAATTGCTACATTATTATTTCCTGTAGTAGAAGCACTTAAAGCATCAGTACCTAATGAAGTATTATAGCCCCCTGTGGTGTTAGACGTTAAAGATAATCTACCAAAAGCAGTGTTAACATCCCCCGTAGTATTAGCTTTCAAAGCCTCATAGCCACTAGCAGTGTTGTTTGAGCCTGTGGTGTTAAACTGTAAAGCATTTACACCAGAGGCAGTGTTGTTCCAACCTGTAGTATTAGCTTTCAATGCCTCAAATCCACTAGCTGTGTTGTTGGCTCCTGTGGCGTTATCCTCTAAAGCAGATCTACCGATAGCAGTATTATTACTAGCTGTGGTGTTGTTCTGTAAAGCTGACCGTCCTACAGCAGTATTGTAAGATCCTGTTGAGTTGTAGTAGAGTGCTTGGTCACCAGTAGCGCTATTATAGGAGCCTGTGGTGTTGTAATATAAAGAGTAAGGGCCAACAGAAACATTTTGAGTGCCTGTAGTATTGGTATATAGAGATAGATAACCAAAAGCCCCATTGCGTGAGCCTGTAGTATTAGAGAATAAAGCCTGATAACCAGAGGCGGTGTTATTGTAGCCTGTGGTGTTGGCGTATAAAGCAGCATATCCGCTGGCAGTGTTGTTGCCTCCTGTGGTATTGGTATATAAAGAAGCTGCACCAACCGCTACGTTGTTGATTCCTGTGGAATTGTAATAAAGAGAAGCATTACCTATTGCAGTATTCTCAGCGCCTGTTGTGTTAGTTATCAAAGCACTTGTACCAACGGCTGTGTTAGCAGCACCTGTAGTGTTAGCTGACAAAGAACCTTTACCAACGGCTACACCACTATGCCCAGTAGTATTACTATTCAATGCCTCATAACCACTAGCTGTGTTGTTGGAGCCTGTGGTGTTATACAGCATAGAACTCTGGCCAAGTGAAGTGTTGTATGAGCCTGTGGTGTTAAATACTAAAGCGTCCACACCAACAGCAGTATTAGATGCGCCTGTGGTGTTTGTGTATAAAGCTTCTTTACCAACAGCAGTGTTACTTGCGCCTGTGGTGTTATTCCTCAAAGCCCCATAACCACTTGCTGTGTTGTTGGAAGCTGTGGTGTTAAGCAATAAAGAGCTAGTACCACTAGCAGTGTTGTTACTTCCCGTAGTGTTGCTATACATGGAACCAGACCCACTAGCTGTATTATTGCCTCCTGTTGTGTTTGATACTAAAGCCAAGAAACCAGTGGCAGTGTTGCTAATTCCTGTGGTGTTAGCTTCTAGAGCTGCATGTCCAATAGCTACGTTGGAGTCACCTGTGGTAATAGCAGTACCAGCATTATCCCCCACCAAGACATTATAGTTACCACCAGATACAATAGAGTTACCTGCGTTAACACCTGCTACGAAGTTTGATGTGCCTGCTGTTGCAGAGATAAGCCCTGTAGTGCTGAGAGTAGATGGGATAGTAATAGCACCTGCTGTGCCTGTAATCCATCCACCGATATTCAGTTGGTTATCAGCAGTAGCCGAAGCAGCATCGATACCAGCACCTATGATGATGTTGTTATCACCAGAAGTGATGTTGTCGCCTGCACTATGGCCTATGGCAGTGTTGTTATCGCCAAGGACGTTGTACAGGGCAGATTTACCTGCTGCTGTATTATTAATACCTGAAATATTTTCCTGCAACGCACTTGTGCCTATGGCGGTATTGTCGCTGGCTGTGGTGCTGTCAAATAAAGCGTAGTTACCCACGCCTACGTTGTTATCGCCTGTACTAACAGCAGTACCAGCATTGTCACCAACTAGGACGTTGTAGTTACCTCCTGACACAATAGAGTCTCCAGCGTTAGCGCCAGCTACAAAGTTACTGGTTCCTGCTGTGACTGCACTAATACCAGCAGTAGCAATGTTACCTGTCATAGTGCCACCAGATTTAGGCAGCGCAGCAGCAGATAAATCAGCGGAAGACTTCATCTGCGTGTCGATCAAGTCCATATCTGTATTGACTTTAGTTCCCCACGTATCCTCTGATGCGCCTACTTCTGGTTTAGTTAAACCATAGTTAGTTGTAGTTGTGTCTGCCATTGCTCTATCCTATTCGTTAATCTGTTTGCATTATACTATAAATTAGTCCAAGTCGCGCTATCAGTAGGTAACGCTCCCCAGACTGCACTATTAACTGGTAATCCGTCCCATACAGCAGGGTCTACTGGTATAGGTTCGTACTTATGTCGTCCTGTCGCTGTCATTCCAGATACAGCGGTAATGATCGATGAGCCAGCCATAATAGCCGTACCGTTAGCTACAGCGCTGGATATAGCATCAATATCAGCACTTGCAGATACTACATAAGCACCCGTAGCCGTTGTGGTAGATACTGCGTCAATAACAGCAGCACCTTGCCTTACAAGTACACCATCAGCCGTTACCGTACTTACGGCATTAACTACCGCACTTGCATGACCTACCTTCTGACCATTAGCCGTGAGCGTAGAAACAGCCGCTATAGTAGCAGCAGCTTGGTAGATTATCTGACCTGACGCAGTAGCAGAAGATGTAGCTTGTATAACAGCAGCACCATCTTGCAATACCTGCCCATCAGCCGTTAGCGCAGATGCAGCACTAATCGCTGCAATAGCGTCTACATAGGCAGCTTGCCCATAGATGTTAACGCCAAAGTTAGCTGCTCCATAACCGTTCATGGCTATGTAAGGGTTATATCGAACTCACCAGCTTGGAATCGGAATACGTCACCGTCACCGATAGCTTTACTAGCTGTTAGGGCAGACTGAGCGAGCATATTGCCTGATGTAGAAGCGTCTAATACAGCCGTATGGGTAATCGT